TGCATTGACTACGCTCTCGGCGAGGCGACTTTTGAGGACGTGCGCAGACGCATAGCTTCCTATAATGGAATCTTGCAAAATGCAAACAGCTATGGCCTACGACAGAAAATAGACGCCTTGTTTATTGAGTACACTGGAGGACCTGCGCCATGGCCCAAAAAGAAGAAACAAGGAGGACAAGAATAGGCAATGGACCTAACAACGCTTACTACTCTTATTGCGGAGATTGGCGTGCTTATAGGTGTAATTGTGCCGGTGATTATTTCAGTAAGAAAAATCTCCAACGGCACAAAATGTCAGCTCCGCAGCGAGATGTTGCGTATCTACTACCATAATCACGAATCAGAAAAAATCCGTCAATATGAGTACGAAAATTTCGTCATGCTCTACGAAGCATACAAAGCGCTCAAGGGTAACTCGTTTATAGATAAAATCTATTCCGAGGTAAAAACTTGGGACGTTATTACTTAAGGAGGAAATCTCTATGACTAACAAGGAACTGGCACAAAAGCTTATCAAAGTAGCTACAAGCTACAAGACTCTTTATGTTATGGGCTGCTTTGGCGCGCCTATGACGGCCTCTAACAAGACTCGCTACTGCAATAATCATTCTTATAATAAGCAAGCCTCGCGTACTGCAATGATTAAGGCTGCGTCTGCCGATACATTTGGCTTTGACTGTGTTTGCTTGATTAAGGGTATTTTGTGGGGCTGGTCTGGAGACGCTTCTAAAACCTACGGCGGCGCAAAATACGCTTGCAATGGAGTCCCTGACATTGGCGCGGATTCTATGATTACTAAGTGCTCCAATCTTTCTACTGACTTCTCTAAGATTGAAGTCGGCGAGGCTGTTTGGTGTAAGGGTCATATTGGCGTATACGTGGGCGACGGATTAGCCGTTGAGTGTACGCCGAAATGGAAAAACTGCGTGCAGCTTACCGCTTGCAACTGCTCTAAGACAGGCTACAATCGCCGTAATTGGACCAAGCACGGCAAGCTTCCTTATATTGAATACGTGACTGAGCCTGCTACTGTGGCACCTACTACTAAGCCTGCTGAAAATGCGGTTGCTGATAAGCTGGAAATTGCTATCGGTGATGTCGTTGACTTCACCGGCAACAAGCATTATACCTCGTCTTACGCGACCGCTATCGGTAAGACCTGCAAGCCCGGTAAGGTAAAGATTACCGCTATCAATAAAAAGGGTGCGCACCCTTATCATGGCGTGCGTGTTTCCGGCGGCGGCTCTACTGCTTACGGCTGGCTCAACGCTGCCGACATTGAAGGCGTTGCGGCTGAGTATGTACCCGTAGTCGGCGACAAGGTAAAGCTTACTCAGGGCGCGCCCGTTTACGGTAAGTCCTATAAGTTTTCAAGCTGGGTATACAACTGCACTTTGTTTGTAAGAAGTGTTTCCGGCTCCCGTGTAGTCGTGTCTACACAAAAGACCGGCGCTGTCACTGGCGCGGTCGATAAGAAATATTTGACTAAGGCATAATAGGAGGAGACCTGTATGGAATTCATCAAAATGTTTATTAACGAATACGGGACCGCGATTCTTTACGCGATTCTTACCGCTCTGGCCGGCTATCTGGGTATCTGGGTAAAGCAGCTCTACACAAAGTACGTTAACGACAAGACCAAAGAGGCTGTCGTTAAAACCTGTGTTAAAGCCGTTGAGCAGCTATACAAAGACCTGCATGGTGAGGAGAAATATAACAAAGTAGTAGAATCCGTCTCTGAAATGCTAATGGAAAAGGGTATCACAATTACAGAGCTTGAACTTAAAATGCTGATTGAGTCCGCGGTCTGCGAATTCAATAAAGCTTTTGAGCAGGAAGGTCTGGCCGAGCCTATTGATTATGAAAGTGAAAATCCTGACCAGCTGAATTTTGATACTGCGGAAATCTAAAAAAAGCCCGAGCTGCCTATGTGGTAGCTCGGGCGTTTTATTTTTCTCAGTCTCTAAGCGTTACTGCTAAAACTGCACAGAAAGTCGCTCGAAAGTCCGAGCGCTTTGTCGGCATACAAATCTAAGCAAACACGCTATAATTATAAATGTCAAGTGGAAATACTTGACAAACTAAAAGAAAGCCCACTGTTCCAGCAGCGAGCTTTCAGAAAGGAGGCGCAACCCATGCAAGGTTATTACACCTCTGTCGGTTATATGGGGCTCGTCAATGGTGAGTATATGTTATTCGCAACCGATACTGACTACTACGAGTATATGACCGACGACTAAGCGTAACCCGAGTAGCGCGGCGGCCGCAAGGCCGCTGCGTGAAAGGCTACATATTTATTATATCGCAAGAAAATCAATTTGTAAACTGTTTGGAGGAAAATTTTTATGGAAAACATCGCTTGTGACGCAAGAGCAAAAATTGAGGCAATCTGTAAAGAGTACGACCTACCCGTATTTGAGAATCCACGCGACAATGTGATGGTGATTCTTGAATCCGCGGAGCCCTCAAAAGAGGACAAGCTTACTGCGTTCGACTGCTATGACGAATGGCTGCTTACAACTCAGGAGGGCTAAATATGAAAGTTAAAAGACGTGTATTCGAAAAGAATGGCCAATGGTATATGGGTCGCACTGATTCTCGCGGACGAGAAATTGCTTGCTGCTGTCATGATAAAGACGCGGCAGAGCAGCTTCTCGCATTAGCTGAAACATACACAAACAAAAAGGTCGAGTTTAACCTTAATAATAATGTATGTGTAGGCAAAGTCAATAACACGGGCCTTTTATATGAGCGCGGCGAAAGCGCGCCTCCTACTGAGGTATTATTTATTCGCTATAATAACGCGACTTATAGAAAGCCTTTGGCTGCCTGTAAAATTATTGAAAGTGAGGGCTAACAAATGGCTAACACGATTAAATTTCAGGCGGGGCACAACATCAGCCCCGCTTGGTACTGCAGCAAGTGCGGTGCGCTCGTTCGCAATTATCTGGTCGCTGATATTTTGGGCTATGACAAGGGCTTTGCCTTTTGCCCTCGCTGTGGAGAGGCCTTAGACTATGCCGAGCACGGCGTTTATGAGGAAGTCTGCGTGGCATTAACCGCTCTCGGCTATACAGCGCCGAAGCCTACACTCAAGCGGCTCGACAATGACCGCTACACCGTAGAAATGAATACCGAGACTATTGGTATTTATAGTATGAACAGAAAAACTTTTGTTGATTAAAGGAGGAAAACAAAATGTCAAACACTATCAAAATGGGCCACGATTATATGGTCCGCATTCCGAAGTTTAGAATCTCGGACGTTATCCCCGGCGGCAGCGACGCCGTCCACCCCGCATTTATCGTCAACGGTAAAGAGGTAGAAGCAATCTATATTTCCAAGTACCAGAATGCCGTTATTGACGGCATGGCTTACAGCTTGCCTTACCAAAAGCCCGCAGTCAATATTGACTTTGACTCCGCGGCTAAAGCCTGTACACGTAAAGGCGCGGGCTGGCACCTCATGTCTAATGCTGAATGGGCAGCAATCGCTCTTTGGTGTAAGGCTAACGGTACCATCCCTCATGGCAACACGAGCTGGGGCAAATACTTCTATGACCCTGAGGAAAAAGGTCTCTGCTTTGATGGTTATAAGACTCTCACGGGCTCTGGCCCTGATACATGGTCGCACGACCACACGAGTGACGGCATTTTTGACCTTGTAGGCAATGTCTGGGAAATGGTCAGCGGAATCCGCGTTGTAAAAGGTGCCTTGCAGGTTATCAAGGACAACGACGTTGCAGCCGGCGCGGATATGTCGGCAAAGAGCAAAGCATGGAAGCCTCTTGGCTATGGGTACCGTATCGACAATGAGGGCTTGACCTTGACTACCGCAAAGAAGGTCAACTCTGCGTGGGACGGCTGCAAATTCAAAGAGATTAAAGCTGAGGTCGAAGTCCCTGAGGAACTGAAAGCTCTGGGGCTGTTCCCGGTCGATAATAATATCGGAGACGACTATTTCTGGGTAGACAATGAGGAGGCTGAGCGTCTTGTGTACCGTGGCGGCCGCTGGTACCACAACACCTTCCATGGCGTGTTCCACTTCAACGCTAACCGCCCTCTATCTAACTCTAACAACAACATCGGCTTTCGCTCCGCTTTTGTCGAACTGTAAACTGACTGCTGGTAACTGCTGGCCGCGCGGTAGCGCGGCCTAA